GCCTTGCGTGCAGCTTTATACATTTCGTGCTTGGCGATATAAAACACTTCTAGCTTAGATAATGGCTCAGGAGTTTTGCGAACTCTGCGCCTGTTAATCTTCTTGCGCTTGCGTGTAGTTGCCATAATAAAATTATCGCTTACTAATTAAAACAAAGAGATCATCGACACGCTGTTCTAATCGTGTTAATTGATCTTTCATAGATGAACCACCATTAGGGCGCAACTCATTAAGCCATCCTCTAACTAGGAAACGTAATCCGATTAGCACGCCTGATAGCACGGCGATAACGCCTGCGCCAAAACCAGCCCATTCCGCTGGACTCATTTCGCATCAGCACCGAGGCCATAGGCACTATCGGATTTATCTAAAGCCCTAACTGCTGGGCCTGCAAGAGCTGAGATAACTACAGCTACAACAGGATCTAAACCTAATTCATTACTTGCTAAGAACGTTAAGAATGATACTAATACGCCTCGTGCATAAGACTTGATTACAGCTTGTTGTTTCTTACTTATTTTCATATCTTGCCCCCTAGTAGTGGTATATCAAACGGTCTTCCGTCGGTATCGCCTGCCTTTGTAAAACTAATATGGACATGTTTTAAGTGTTTGTTGAATCCTTTATATGGCCGCCATCTGTAGCCCAGGATCTTGCTTGCTATCTTGCCGTTATGGATTACGTAAGATATGCGTTTATCGGTTTTTGCGCATTCTCTGATTTGGTCAGCCAAATATATTGAGAGCCCCTCGGATGAATCCAAGCGAGCATCAATATCAATGGCTCGTACACATCCATCGATGTCTGGATTATGATCTGAGGTGTTTCCTCGCCTGGCATGACGAGCATCACCGATCCACCCATCAGTGGTAGTCCTGCGATCTGGATACCAGGTATTAATTGCATCTCTGAGCTCTACGCCAGCTGCACATAACCAAGGTTTCATTAGCCAAGCAAAACTGCAAGATCATCAGCTGTTAAACCAAGTCGATCAGCAATGGCTTGACGTGCTACTGCCTTTGCTTCGGCTTCGGCTGGTTCTGTAGCCTGTGCCGCTTTATTTGCTTCGTATTCAGCAAACTCAGCATCATTCATTTCCCGATCAATTACTTCGTTAATTTCAACATCGTGAATTCTTACTAAAGGTCTTATTGATTTAGTCATTATTTAACTCCGTAAAGTAGGACTGTTCCACTTGCAAAAGTATTTGTACCACCATAATCAAAAACCAAAGATGTAATTGCTGTAGTTGAGCGGAATGCACCAGCCACATTTATACTTCTATCAGTTGGAGTTTCTTCTACATAAAATCCAGCAAAATTTAATGGTTTGAATGCAGTAGATGAAGTATAGTTGAAAATTTGTAAAGCCCAAGCGTTATCTGTACTTGATCTTGAAGTATTACCCTCAGAAAGTCTGATTGGTTGATTTACAACACTAAAAGCACCAGTAGAGTCCTGTACTCCGCTAACGTTGGTTAAAGTAGTACTATTATTTGGTCTACATCTAACTCTATTATTTGAAGTATTTCCTGTGACTCCGCTAATAATTAAAAACAAAGAATTGTAAGTTTGTGGGATAGATGAAAGTGTAGTTGTCGCACCTGTTAAAGTAGTAGTGCTAATTAAAGTCATTCCACCGCTTGAAGGTGTTGCCCATTTTAAACCTGTTGCTTCAGCACTATCAGCAGTAAGAACCGTATTATTTGCGCCTACGGCTAATCTTGAAAAAGTATCTGCACCAGTACCAGCAACCAAATCACCTTTTGCATCGATTGCTGTTGCCATTGAATTGGTAATTGTTACTGTTCCTGAAGTGCCGCCACCACTAATACCTGTTCCAGCGGTTACGCCTTCAATATCACCCGTTGCACCTGAAGCAACCCAAGCTGCGCCGTCGTAATACCACAATCCGTTTGTATCTTTAGTGTATGCAAAATTACCTTCTTGTGGTGATGTTACAGCTGCATCTCTAGCTGCGGCACTTGCAAACACCCACACGCCTTGCATTAAATAGCCATCAACATCGGCTGCGGTTAAAACCTCGCCTGTTGTAAAATCCTTGAAACCTAATCCTGCTGCCATTTTTACTCCTTAGTAACTTAGTACATTATAGTCTAAAGTGCCATAAATGCTGTTATTTAATATCAGCGAATCTATAACTGGCTCTAGAGTGGTGAACGTGGTTTTCCAACTGTTTGGCGTTATAGTCATTCTTACGCCAAATATCTGCAAAGTCTTCTGAATGGTTGATCCACCAGGCTGCGTCGTTAGAACGCTTATTGGGTCAAAGAAATCTAGATCTAAGGCTGCAATTATGCCTAAATTGTAATTAGAGGTATATAGATCAAGCACTACAGAATCCACTCGTATACTGGTCTCAGCTCTACTGGCCACATAAGCCTGGGCATAATCTAAGGCCACGGCATCGGTTTGCATAAGTAGATCATTTAAAAAATAAGAGTGTAAGAAGTATTTGTCTATTGAGGCTTGATTTATGGCTACCTGAGCAGTGCCGCCTAGTCTAGTAATAGTTGCTTTGTTAAACACCAAAACATCGTTTAATATCCATGATGCATCAAAATAAGGTATACCACTGCCATCATCGGCAAAGGCTGTTGGAGTGCCACCTATTGAGCTGGCTGTTACGCCTCGGTCTTGGAATACAAAAGAGCCATCTGCATCTACATAGAGTGCGCCATATTCAGATTCTGAGACAGTAACCATGGCCTGTAATGCTGTCCGATTTGTCCCAGGGTCAGCCTGCATTGTGGTTAAGCCTGCATCTATATCACGCATCGATGCTGGCCAGTCAATTTCGTCTAAGATTTGGTTAATTCTTGTGCCACTTAGATTGCCAGCACTTGCACCAGTTACTGTGCTTATCTGAGCGTTTTGAGCTAATCTGAATGCATCTACAGCTTGAATGGTTGTAATGGCAACATCTTCTGCCTCTGATGGATAAGAGGTTACATAACTTGTAATAAAGCCTGAAAATACTGGATAGGTAACACCTGAGTAGGTAGCAGTAATCTGTACCTTACGCATTGGCGTTAATAGATTGTAATAAGGGCCAAAAGTGTTCTGTGGATTAAAGTCGCCATTTTGATCTACTAGGCGCAGGGTTAATGACCCCGTTTGGAATTGATCTGATAAAGCCGTGCGACCTCGGTTGGTCTCGATGCGGTTAATAAGATTTGATACATCAACAATTACAGCTGTGCTATCGGCCAAAACGTTTGTGCCAAGTATGCCAGTATCTAAGATCATCGCCTGGGCAAAACTTGGCCCAGTGCTAAAGTTAATTATCGCATTTACTACAGGTACAGTCATTATGGCAAACTACCCGCTGGAGATGTGCTATATCCATTACGTAATGCCCCTTGTACGCTATCTGCTATTAGTCTTTGGAATGCATCTCCAGTTACAGAGGTATCAACTGTGAGTCTTACATCCGCATAACTCATTGGAGTTCCTGAGACACCAGGCGCATAAACTGGATTGCCGCTACCCATTGGTACTGTGTAATCAACATTACCTAATACACCTTGTGGCGTTGGAAACAGGTTACTAATGCCAGGTATGTTCAAACCTGCTGGTGGGGTGTAAGTTCCCGCTGCAATTCTTTGGTTAATTTTATCGATCAAATAATCATTCATGGTTTGCATCTTGGCTATTTGAGCAGTTAAGGCAGTTGCGGCCGTACCAAAGGCATCGGCCAATAACTTGGCTTTAGCAGCAGCATCCATCTCAGCGTTAATTTTCTTAGCCAGTGCCTCATTGTTATCAAGTATGGCTATTTTGGCATCTAAGCGTAGTTTAGTTTCAGCATCGGTAGCCTCACCCAATGCCTTCATTAACCCAATACGCTCTACGTCAAACTTATCTCTAAGTTTGTCTACTTCTGTTTTGGCTTTTAATTGCTTGTTTTCTTCTTTACGATATAAGACAGCTTCTTTAAGTGCTTTGATCTCTAGGCGACTCTCTCGGTTATTAGCGTTTTGTAAGGCACTGCTACCTTGTGATTTGCCTATGTCGTATGCGATCAAACCTGCTGCGCCAACGATTAACTGCTTCTTGCCTAACGTGGCTAAAGCTGCTACTCCTAATAAAAACTTGCCTACATCACTATCTACAATTTTCTTAATTTCGCCAATTAACTCACCCATGCCTCTTGCTGTATTGGCAATAGCCACAGCAAAGTTATTCATAGAGTTAGCCGCTTGATCTATAGAGTTGTCTTTACCTAATGCGGTAATTGCATCTATCAGACCTTTACCAATGATCTCGGTGGCATCGGCAGATGCGACTTTGAGTTTGTCCATTTTGCCAGCATAGGTATCTAATCTTGCTGCTGCCTGACCTGCAAACTTCTTATCTAGCGCAGCCATGATCTTATTCATGTCGCCGCTGGCTATTGTGGCTTTATCTAGGCCAGTGCCTAATCTTGATAATGCTGTAGTTGTACCAGTTGCCCCCTTGGCTATTGCAGCCACTACGCTCTCTAAATCTTTACCTGTGCCTGCGCTTACATTTAAGGCAGTTTCTAAAGCCTTTTGGCTAAGCGTTACCGATCCTGTGGCATTTAATAATGTTTGGAATGCTGGGCGCAGTTGATCGTCTAATACGCCATATAAAGATTGCAGGCTTGCTATGTAGGTTTCAACCTCATTAATTCTAAATGCGTTGCCAGTATTTTCTAGCTGTACGGCTAGCGACTTGGCAGCTTTCTCATCGTCTGCAAAGGCGTTAATAGCCTTCTTGCTAAATGCAACAACAGCACCAGTAGCGAATAGCCTGGTTAATGTTTTGTTTAAGTTTTTGGCTTGCTTATCAAATGCATTTAAGTCTTGCTTGCCTTTTTTAAGTGCCTTACCATTCCAGGTGGCTAATGCGGAGACGACTACGTTGGCCATTATGCTGCCTTCTTAATTTCGGTAGATTTGTTAAAATGGATAGCTGTAGAGTTAATCGCACCCATAATTGCCTCGTATACCTTGCCGCTATCTTGCGCCCAAGCCTTGTAAATCAAACGGCCTTTAGTCTTACGCCCACCAGATCGCACGCCTTTAATTCTTGGCTGTGATGTAATGGCTGGCATGGATGTTACGAATTGATAACCTGCAAATGGGTTATTAGATGCATACTCTCTAGTTGATCTATTGTAAGTATATTCTTTAGCCCTGGCCTTGCCTTCAAATCCTTGCACTGCACCAAAGGTAGTGTTAGGTCGGCTAGGGTCGATCTGTTGGAATGGTGCTCTGCCTTGTGGATTCTTACGGCCAGCAGTTTCATAAATGCGACCAGCTGCGCTTACGTTGTAAACATAATTGCTGACCTTAAAACCATTCTTGAATGTCTTATTATCCCCTGCGTTATAGCCAATACCTGATTTAACTGTGCCAGCATCATACTTGGGAAATGGCTTATAGTTTATTGATGGATTGCTTTCCTTAGTCCAGCCAGACAAAACCTCGCCATTACCAGGCACATAACTCTTAGCTTTAAGTGCTACGCCTCGCATTAGAGGATCAATAGCGGTTCTAATGCGCTGGCGCATATCTTCGTTAATAAACTCTAGGCCTTTAAGAACATCTTTAACGCCTACGACCTCTGCTGGCATTTTTGATCTCCTTAGCCCGATCTGTTAAGACTTGGATAATAGCCCTGTACATATCCGCATCCATATCAATAAATTCGCTAGGCGCAATTCCCGTCTCTACACTTAAAGCGGCAATACTGTATAAAGTTGAATTACGCTCTACTATTTTTTTTCTTCGTCTAACACCTCGACAGTTTCAAGACTGTCTATAAAATCGACGCCCCATACCGGTATCTGAACGCCAGCCCTACGTAAACATTCATAAGCCAGCCAGAAGATTTCTGTTTGACGTTCATGCTCACGTAGGACTTTGCTAATACCTGATCCGTACTTTAACTCGAAAGCGTACTCGACACCTGGTGTTATCTTGTGCTCTGTGACTTCACCATTAGCC